ATAAGTTGTGTATTTTGGATGACGTTCCTACTTTAGTAGATTACAAGACTGGAAAGAAATTCTATAGAAGTATGTTTTATCAAGGAGCATCTTATAAAAAGCTCGTTCAAGAAAACAAACTTGGCAAGGTGAAAGATGTTATGGTTTTGAGATTTGGCAGAAAACCCGAAGAAGGTTTTGAAGTTTGGAAAGCTACCAAAGAAGAAATGAAACTTGCTTGGCAGGTATTTTTAGCTGCCTTGAAGTTATACAAGAAAATAAATGTATTTGAAAAAATGTAAAGTTTCTCTGCGAAACAAAGGGGGGGGAAATGAAATGGCTTTAAAAGATTGGGTAACCAACCCACAAGTAGAAGAATTAAAAGAAGAAATTGACGATTTAAAAAAAGAAAATGCTGAACTAAAAGAAACGATAAAAAACTTAAGAGTTGAAGGCGATGAATACCAAAAAAAGTTAGACAACATAGACTTTCGGGTAATGAATATACAAGATTTAATTAAACAAATAAGAGAAATGGTTTAAAGGGGGTAAAAAAGTGAATAAGATACCGTATTTTGAAACGAAGGTAGTGAAGGTGAAGAAGGAAAAGAAAGAATCTTATATAGGCAAAAAATATGCTTTATATACCGAATGTAAGTTTTGCGGAGAACCTATATATCACGAATGTAAGAAAACAAATATTGTCAACGGCGAAAATCTCGACAAGATAAAGTTTCCGTGTTTCTGTAGTTATGGAAATAATAGATTGGGGATGATAACTTCTGGCACTCCCACCTATGAAAATTATGAATATATACTTCACAATATTGGTTCTCAAAGTGGATGTTCGGCGTTGACACGTAGCGGTTCTTTGGGTGGTTTAATTAAAAACCAAAATATCCACATCCTAAAAGGCAAAATAATATTATTTGAGGAGGAATAGATTATGGGACAGTTGGAAGATAAAATAGAAGATTTACAAGATGAGAATACGACATTAAGAGAAGTGAGAGATGATCTAATGGATGAGAACGAAAGATTAAGAAAAGAGATTGAATGGCTTAAGAGAAGTATAAAGGAAGAATTAGGAAATTAAAAATAAAGGAGGTGAATTAATTGAAAATAGTTGATGTTAAGAAATTAGATGACGGTGTCAATGGAATTACCATTGAGGGGAAAATTATTAAAACACCGGGAAATCCGAGAGATAGCCAATACGGTTGGTCGCAAATGGTTGTTCTTAAAGACGATACAGGTGAAATGAGTTCTTGGATTAACATTGAGAGTGCAGAAGATGCTTATAAGGTAGGACAGTATATCAAAGTTCAAGGTAAGGTCAGCAAATATGTAAAAGGGGGTAAGCCTGGTATCTCTCTTAATAATGGAAAGGTAATAGATGAGATTATACGGAGAGGAGATGGAGAAGAATATGAAGAAGAAAAAGATAAAGAAGAATCGGTAAAGATAAAAGATGTTTCGCAGGAGAAACAGAAACCTATGGAGAAAACTGGGGAGAAACCTATGGAGAAAGAATATACCAATAATGATTACTGGCACGATAAAACCTTACGAGAAATCGAAAACAATAAATGTATCGTAAGAGAGTGTGCTATAAAAGCGTCTACCGAGTTAATGGTGGCAAAGTATATAAACGAAGAAGCAGATTTTTTTGAACTTGCAGATAAGATAGTAGATTACATCTATGACAAAAAAATAACAAGTGAAGCCATAACCAAAGAGCTTGGTGGCACAGCGGAAGAAGAGAAACCCAAAGAAAATCCCTATTTACCAGAAGGTTATAAAGAAGAAGTAGAAAAAGCACAACGTATCGCTAAAGCTCAAGAAATCGCTAATCCTAATATGGCTACAAAACCACAAAAAGATATGGTAGAAAAAATAATCAAGTCAAGATACATCACTGAAAAAGAAGTTAAAAATATAGGTGATTTGAACACTCTCACAAAAGTAAACGCCAACAAATACATATCTTACTGGTTTGGAAATGACGGAACAATGGGAGAACGAGACAAGAGAGAATTAGAAGCTCAAGAAAAAGAAGGAAGTCCATTTATTACCGAAAAAGAACCAATAGAGAAAGTCGATAAAAATGATGATTCTTCCCTATCAAAAGACTTACTAATCGAGAAAATTAACAAATTGAGAAAAGAAAATGCTTTGGAAGATGACGCAAAATTCACAAAGGAACTCGGATGTAATGCAAAGTTTAATCTCTGGACTGAAAAGGAACTAACCAAGTTGAAAGAAAGGTTGGAGATCTACAAACCGCCTTGGGTAACGGAGAAATGAAAAAAATAGAGAAAAAAATAGACGATTGTAGGAATTGTCAGTGGTTCGAGAAAGCAAATTATATTAATTTTTGTAACACTAAATGGGGTGTTATTACTTTAAAAAAGGGGTTATATTTTAAATGTCCTTCGTGGGTGAAGAAATGAATAATGAATGTCCTATAATCTGTGGAACGTGTGAATTTTACAATAGCGATACTTGCTTTTGTGATAAGCACCCAGAATACGGAGAGTTAGTTGAGCAAGATACATGTAGTGATTGGAGTGAAGATGATACCATTCCCGAATAAGAAATATCAAATAATCTATGCTGACCCGCCGTGGGAATATAAAGAAAGTGGCAGTGGCAATAGGGTTGTTAGCTCAAAATATCCCACTATGAATATTGAAGATATTAAAAACCTACCAGTAAACAATATATGTGGCGATAATTGTATTTTGTGGTTATGGGTTACTTTCCCACGATTAGAACAAGGATTAGAGGTTATAAGAGCATGGGGTTTTAAATATTATGGGTTAGGTTTTGACTGGGTTAAAACGACCAAAGATAATAATCTTGCTTGGGGTATGGGATATTACACAAGACAAAATACAGAAGTATGTTTGATAGGTGTAAAACAAAATAGGATAAAACCAAAGGTAAGAAATGTCTTATCTGTAATTCAATCCCCACGAATGGAACACAGTAAAAAGCCAAAGATTATAAGAGATAAAATTGTCGCTATCTGTGGAGACCTACCACGTATAGAATTATTTGCTAGACCACCTAAAGACTTACTCTTTGAAGATGAGAGTTATAAGGGTTGGGATGTATGGGGGGATGAATGTGAACAAATATAACGAAATCGAATTTGATCCCGAACTCTGGGAGTTCTTCGGAATAGATGACGACATTAGAAACGCATGGGATAAGCATTTTGGTGAAATAAATGTAAGCCAATGTTTGGTAAGTTTAAGAGAATATCTTAAAAAACGCCCAGATTATCAAGAGAAAATAGACGAATACTATGGCGGAAATTGGGCAATATTTATATATGATGCTCTTGAAAGAAATGAGAAATGGAGGAAAGAGAATGAGAAAAAGAACGCAACTACCTAAAGAATTAATCGATGACTTTAAGAATAATGTAAAAATTAGAGACCTCTCTCGTAAATATGAGTTATCTCCTCAAGTTATAAGAAATCAACTTATAAACATGAAATTAGAGGAAAAAACCACATGGGGTGGTGCTGGAAGAGGGGGTGGCAGAAAGAAAAAACCACAAAACAATGAACTTGAAAGAATACGAGAAAGAAATGCAAAGATGAGTTTTACTAAACAACCGGAAGGAACAAAGGCTAATCCACGTTTTAACGAATGTCGAAAATATAATAACGACTTTTACTCGGGGGGATTTTAAATGTATAAATATCCTAAAATAGAGACTCTTTTCAAGAGAGATGAAAATTTCAAAATAACTAATGAGATTCGACTACCTGAATTTGAGAATATCAAACAATGGTTAATTACTGAAAAGATAGATGGGACTAATATAAGAATCATATTTAATAGGGAAGAAGGTTATCTCGTGTTTAGAGGTAGAACAGATAATGCACAAATGCCAACTTTTTTATACGAAGCGTTACTGAAGATGTTTTCGATAGAGAAATTTATAGAAATATTCCCCGATGCCAAAGAAGTTTGTCTCTACGGTGAAGGTTATGGGGCAAGGATACAAAAAGGTGGCGGTAACTACAATAAAGGCAATTCGTTTAGGTTATTCGATGTTTGGATTGATGGCTGGTGGTTGGAGTGGGATAGCGTTGAGGAAATTGCAGGAAAATTGGGGATAGGAACTGTGCCAGTCTGGGGATTAATGTCCCCCGAAACAGCAATAACGTATGTAAAAGGCACACCACATTTTTCATCGATAGCAGAAGAAGAAAATGGTAAGTTTATAACAGCAGAAGGTATTGTGGCAAGGGCTTATCCAATGCTCTTATTCCGAAATGGCACACCTGTTAAATTTAAGCTAAAGGTTAAAGATTATGAATAAACACTTAATCATACCATTAATAGGATTAATATGTCTTATTGTGGGAGTTATTAGTTTAATAAGGAGGTTATTATGAATACGAAAGAAGCGATAAAATATTTAGATGAGTTACAAGATGAAAATTTCGAGCTTCAAGAGGAATACAACAACAAAAGAATATTAGAAGTTATCGACCTACTCAAGGAAGGTGAAGTATACCGTCAGATGATAGCTAAAATGAAAAATGAAAAATATGATGTCTGGATTTCTTTACCTGGAAGTTTTACTAATCTGCCTGACTTTGTGAGGGACGTAGAAAGGGAGGTGACGGGAGAATGAATAATAATATGAGTCAAGAAGAATTTTTATTAGCACTTAATAAAGAAGGATTATTAATATATGGAACTACTTGGTTAGAGAATTTTAAACGTTTACAGGAACTAAAGAAGTATAAAGAGATGTGGGGGGAAATTACCGATTTAGCTGCTAAGACTTGGCAGATGTGGGAGGAATTTAAGAAAAAATATAGTGATGATAGTCTTACTACTTTTGATAATATTGGCTATGTTACTCACCGAGTAGAAAATTTTATGGATGAGTTTGAGCAAAAATACTTCCCGAAGCCAGAAAGTAAATATGGAAGAATAAATAATATATTAGAACAATTAACCCCTCCTGGAGCGGTAATCGATATAAAAGAATTAAAGAATTTGCTTATAGAATTAAGAGATGAGAATGTTTAAAAAAGGTAAATGGCGTAAGGCAGTAAAGAAAGCAAAGACTGAAAGAAAGAAGCTCCGAGACCAACTCGATAAACTCTGGGCTGAACTTGTTAAACAACGGGCAGATAACGTCTGTGAGTATAAAACTTGTAACAAAGTAGATTACTTAAATAGTCATCATATATTTGGAAGAAGTAACTTATCTGTTCGCTGGGATTTAGACAATGGGGCTTGTCTTTGTCCCGGACATCATACCTTTAATAATTACTCTGCTCATAAAGCTCCTATCTGGTTTATTGAATGGATAAAAAAGAAACGTGGTATTGAGTGGTATGAGGATTTAAAAGTAAAAGCAAATGAAGTAAAGAAATGGACTATCGAAGAATTAAAAGCATTAGTCGAGGAATTTAAGAGGGAGATAAGGGAGATTCAATATGAATAGAATATTTAGTTTAGTATGTGAGTTTTGTTTCTGTATATATTTTTTATGTCTTATACTTTTAAAAAATCCTATTAGTCATCAAGATATTACTATTCTTATCGCTTTAGGATTTTATTCTATCATTAATTCTGTAAGGAGATAAATAGTGAATGAAATAACTGAACCAGTCACAGTAGAAGAAGCTCAAGCAAGTTACCGATTAACTCTCCGAATTACAATGGAGATTAAAAAGAACCTTTGGGACTTAGCTAAGGTCTTAAAAGATTGTCGGGATAGGAAACTGTATAAGTTTTACAACGATAACTTTGAGGAATATTTAGCTAACCCCGAAATAGGTTTATCGAGATTTTTTATTTATAAGATAATCCGTAACTTAGAGGTCTGGGTAGAAGAGTATAATGTTTCGCAAGAGAAACTTCACGATATAGACCAAGAGAAATTGTATATTGTAGGAACTATGATTACCGACCAGAAATGTAAACCCGAAGAAGTAGAAGAGAGATTAGAACAAGCAAGAACTCTTTCGAGGTCAGATGTAAAGCAATTAAAAAGCGGTCATGAATATGAGCCAAGATATAAGATGGTAACGTGTCCTTCTTGTGCGACAGAATTTAAGGTGATGTTATGAAAATAATACTTGATTTATGCGGAGGCACAGGAGCATGGAGTAAACCATATAAAGAGGCGGGTTATGATGTAAGGTTAATTACTTTGCCTGATAATGATGTCAGAACTTATATACCGCCTGATAATGTTTATGGCATATTAACAGCCCCGCCTTGTACTATGTTTTCAGTAGCAAGAACAACAGCTAAAACACCGAGAGATATTAAAGGTGCTTTATCAGTTGTAGACGCTTGTTTAAGAATAATTATAATATCTAAACCTAAATTTTGGGCTTTAGAAAATCCGAGAGGTTATTTAAGAAAATATTTAGGCAAACCGAAGATAACAATCCAACCGTATTGGTTTGGTGATAATTATTCAAAGCATACTGATTTATGGGGTGATTTTAATATACCAGAATTTTCACCTATTAGATTAACACCAGAAGAAGTTACACAAGCAAGAAATCATTCCCGGAAACTACCAAAAATATTAGGGTTAACGCAAGCTGATAAAAGAGCAATAACGCCGCAAGGTTTTGCAAAAGCATTTTACGAAGTCAATAAATAATGGAGGAACATAATGAAGAAAATAAAAAAAGAAACAATAGAAGAATCAATGAAAAGAATACATGAACAAGATTATATGTGTAGTGAATTTGTACCATCATATTTTGATGAGGAAGCATTGCCAGGAGTTAAGGATTTCAAGTTGAAAGAAAAAAATGAGGGCAGATAAATAAATAAGGAGTAAATATGAGTTTACCTTTAGGGTTTAAATATTTGAATAATATGGCGCTCTATCTTTTTACTAGTCTAAGAGAAGCATACATCGAAGATTACGGAATAAATCTTGAAATTCGTTATGATAGAGTTGATCAGACCTTGTATAAAGTAAGGATATTTTGTCTTGATTGCGCTACTTTTAAAACTTGTAAAGGTAAATTCTGGAAAGCCTGTCCGAATAGGGCAAAGGCGATGAAAATAATAAGGGGAAGTCCACTCAAATCAAATGGAAAGGAGGAATTAGATGATACTAACCAATGAAGATAGAATAGTCAAATCATTAGAAACCATAGCAAGTTGTATGGTCAAATCAAATGAGATGGCAGGAGAGGCATTAAAAAAGAGTAATGAATTGCACCGGGCAAATATGGCAATGATGAAGGAAAGTCAAATTAAAATAGAGCATATCCCATTTAAGATTGAATTAAATAAAGAACAAGAAGAAATACTTGAAGGTTTAGACGGGACATAAAAAAAAGGGGAGTTTAACCTCCCCTTAAATCTCATCCGGAGTCGAGTCTAACTTTTCTTTAACAGCTTTTTCGATGTATTGTTTTATACTGATCGTCCTTCCTGTCTTTAAAGTCAGCTCAACGCTTTTCACCCTGACAAAAGACCAGAGTTTATAGTCTATTCTTATATTTTTATCTTTCTTATCTTTCATTCTATCACCTCCGTTTCTCTGCGAAACGTTTATATAATTGTATTCTTACATTCTATTTTTTCACTCCAACAATTTTTCCTCTCCCAATTTCTCTCTTTTAATTGCTCTGCTGTTTTAGTTCTTATTTCTTGTAATGTTTCACCTGTAACAAAAATATCATCTTCGTACTTTCCTTTGTAAAAAATTTGATATACTAACATAATCTCACCCCCTTATCTCCCTTATTAAAATCAAAACTAAAACCAATCCTATAACTACTAAATAGATTGTATTAGCCATTAATGCACCTCTTTTTTACTATCTCAGCCACTGTCTTAAAGAGTGTATTATAGCTCATTTCTTTTATTTCCTCGTGAGATGCCTGGCTAAATTCTTCAACGAATCTTCTCAATACTCTCGTTTCTCTATTGATTATCTCAAAATGCTTCATAATAGACCTCCGTAGACGTTCATACAGCGACGAATTGAAAGGTACGCTTATGATTGTACCTTTATTTTGGTACTCCTTCACAAAAGTTATGCCAATCCCAACGATCTTTATACCAATTAAGCAAATTAATAATTTCATTGATATTTTCTTTTTCTTCTTTGTGTAATTTTTCAAATCTCTTTAAACATTTTATTGCTTTATTGGTATTGATTGGAGCAGTTAATTTCATTATAGATAACCTCCTTTATAGTAATTTCTAAGTAACCATAACCCAAGAGATAGAAACCAAGAAAACTATCTCCTGAGTTCTGACTGCTTAATCTACTTCTTCTACTTTATGAATTTCATCAATTTCCCAAGTATTATCAGTATGTTCTCTGTCAAAATCTTCATCTTCCCCTTCAATAGCTTTTTCTCTTGCTTCTTTTTGATTGTGAGCTTTTACGTAACTATTACCATAATCCGTAGTTTTCCAAGTTATTTTATATAACACCCTTAATCACCTCCTTTTGTTTCTCTGCGAAACGTTATTTTAGACAATTATAAATCATACTTGATAAACTAAAATCTTGAATGTTATTGGGAACGATATAATACACTCCTCTTTTAACTTGCTCGATATGAAATGATTTTATAAAGTGTCTTTGAACTACATCCCGGACCTCGTTATATAAATACTTACCTTCTACATCCCTTCTAATTGTCTTTTTATATGGTGGGCGTATATCTGATAAGTATTTATCGAATATCTGCCAAATATTCATAATTAACCTCCTTCCTTATAGTAATCTAAATAACCTTAATAGAAGGGTATAAGATATACCCCTCTTTTAAAGCTACTAACAATATCTTTTGATATAGTTCTTAATAAATCTCAATTCGCCTGGGTAATCCTGTCCGGCTGTGTATCCTTCAGTTGTTAGTCTATTCATTATTCCGCAATTTTTAGGCAAGTTATCAATGCTCATTCTATTAATAGACTGATAAACCTGTGAGTTAAAATTGCAAGTAGTAAGTAACCATTGTTTTATTATTTCCAAGTGTTTTATTCTTTCGGCTTTTCTCATATCACGCCAACCCTTTTTTTCGTCAAAAATCCTGTTGCTAATTACATTACTCATTGAAACATACATTTTAAAACCCTCCTTCCTTAATAGTAAAACCTAAGTAATCTTATTCCAGGACACTCCGGAGAATGCCCTGATTAAAGACTGCTTATTCAGTTAATTTAAAAGTACCTACTTTGTTTCCATTAGTATCGAATATACTTGCTTCATCATCAAAATGTTCCAATCTGTCTATAACATACTTTAAGCATCTTATTGTTTCACTTCTCAAGCTATCTTCAAAAGCAGCGTTTTTAGTTTCTATTCTTAACTTAAACATTTCTGATCCTCCTTTATTATTTTACCTGTCCTACTTTACCACGAAACCACTATAATGTCAAGCATTATTTTAATATATTTTACTTGCTATTAGCAACTTTTGCTATTAACAACTTGATTACCAAAATTAATTAGTTTATAATGTCATCCATGAAAACAAACCCTTTAGATAAAGCGATAGAAGCAATGAACCAAGCGGTGATCCCGGTTGAAACAGTAATAAATAAAGAAGTAATAGAGATAGAAGATAAGAAAGTAGGCAGACCTACATTGATGACAGAAGTAATGCAGAAGAAGGTTGTTAGGTTAGCAGAAGAGTTATTTTTTGTCCGGAGTATTGCAGGAGAAGCAGGGATTTCGGTTGATACGATAGAGAGAGAATTGAGAGGGAGAAGTGACGAAAACAGGGAAGGGAATAAAGAATTTGCCCTCTCCTTCGCATACGCACAAAATAAATTCATAGCCTACCACCAAAAGAAAATGATGGAATACGCCACAGACAAGAAAACAAAGGATTGGAGAGCAGAAGCCCACATACTAACCTTATGCGATAAGGAGTTCTCCGAACGCAAGTACCTAACCGAAGCAGTGGCCAACCAGGACGCTAAGATACTACTGTTAATCAAGGCTGAGCAGTTACTTATAGCCAGTCAAGCAGGTAAGGAAATGCTTAAAGAGGTTGATATTACACCATTAAAGGCTGAAAAGATATCTTTATTACCCTTCAATGAAATGAAAGTTAAGGAGTCAGTCAAGAGTAAGAAGAAGCCAGTCCCTCAAAAGGTGTAAAACAAAGAGTGAAAAACAAAGGGCAAAATGGCAGTCCTCCACCGTACCGGTAAAGAATATTCATAGTATCCTGGCAATATCCGGCATAAGTAGAGTAAAAGAGCATAAAAGCGTGTAAATATCACTGTTACAGCTTGTTAACGTCCCATAATAATAACTATGTAAAGTAGACAAGTAAGCCAGTCCTTATATTAGTAGGGGGGGGTGGGGGTCTCTCGCCAGGCTGACACGATATATATATATAATACACCATATCCAAAACATAGGCGTAGGGAAAAATAATATGACCATAGAAATAAAATTAAGCAAAGCATTTGTAAAGAGATTAGCTACAGTATATCTAAAAGGACTATACTTTAGAATCTTCTCATTAAATCTTTATCTCTTTGCTATAACAATTTATATTTGGTTTAAAGTGTAGGAAAAAAATGAAAGGAGGTCAAGATATGGAATTTATAGTGATGTGGTTTATAGCTTCGTTTGTAGTATTTTATACCAGATTTAGTGCTGTAACAGTATTAGATATTAGTTTCTTTTTAGGAGTGTTGTTTACCGGTTTACTATGGATAATAGGAGTAACTATAGTTTTTTTTATTCTTATGTGTATTGTAGCAGCCGTAGTAGTAATAATGGAGGATCGTTGAGAAAGAAGTCAGATGGATTAGGTTCTCTCAATGCCAAAAATTTGAAAAATTTATGGGGTAGCTCGTGTGGTTATTATTTCAGATGAAGGACTACTTTAGTTCGTTCTATCAGACTCATTTAAAGGCACTCTACGTTTGTCTATGAGGATTTTACTGATTTGGAGGTACAAATGAATAAAATAGATAGTATCCTGTGGGATATTTATATATTGAATATGAAAAAATTCTTTAGAGGTAAGAAGTGGAACAAGAAACAACGAAAAGAATTAGAGAAGCAAGGGAGTCCACCGTTAGAAATAAATCGATTACCAGAAATGGAGTTTGGAATTATTACCGAAGAAATGATCAAAATGCAACGTATATGTAATCTGGAACGAAGTATTTTGCTTCTTATATTAGATTTTAGAGTAAAACGTAAGGAAATTGAGGAGAAGATTGATAAGTTATGGAAGGAGGTAAGAAATGTTCATAAGTAACAGAGAAAAGGAAAGTATAAGAAGAGATTCAAATAATCTGTGGCACAACTTCAATGCATTGGACGCTATAAGACGGGAATTATTTAAAGAAGACCGTCACGGAACGATACGACCCAAAGTAGATATGTTAAATGATTTGTATACTGAACTTGGAATTCAAGTGTGGAATGCACTTAATGGACTTCAAAAGAGAATTGAGAAATTGGAGAAAGTAAATGAAGGAAACAAAAACCCCAAAAATAAATAAACTTAAAATTGGTAGCAGTTGGTACGATGTGGAATACGTAGACGATCTTAAAAACGAACAAGACAAACGTCTATTCGGGAGAATTTGGCAAGATAAGAAAATTATTAGAATTGATAAAGGTTGTAGTTACGAAACCCAACTTCAGGCTTTACTTCATGAGAATATTCATGGTATCTGCTGGGAATATGCAATCGATGATGATGAAGAATTAGTCTTGCCAATATCTAATGGTATTTTTGCTTTTATTATTAACAACCCTGGATTTATCAGGGAAATCTTGAAATATACGGAGAAGATTAAGAAATGTTCATAGTTCCTATAAATCCAAGTGAAGATTTACTTGAAGCCTTTATGAGTTTGCATCATTTCAGTTTATTTTATGATGAACGCAGATTTGATATTTTATTAATTGATAATGAGGACAGGAAAGTATACGCATATCCTCAAAGTAAAAGTATAAGAGACGAAAAACCATGGGCTTTAATAATGATACGTCATATTGTTTCACTGCGAAACATGAAAAAGGATTGGGGAAAAGAAAAGGATTCTCACAAGAGAAGAAAAATATATAGCAAGATGAATTCTATAAAGGGGGAATTAAATAGATATGAATTGTCCTAAATGTAAAAAACCAATAGATTCCTTTCACCATTACTTCATCTATGAAGATAAAGTCATCGAAGTATGTAAGGAGTGTTACAGGAAATTACAAGTCCATCGAACAAACGTGAAAGTAAAGGGAAAGACGATTGTAATAGATTAGGGGGCATAAAGGTTTCGATAGCAGAATAACACCGCTAAATGGGAGTAGGGCAATCCCAACAGGTGCGAAAAGCTACACCGGTTCGATTCCCAGTGCCTCCACCAAAGAGTCGATAGTATTAATGGTAGAACGACTGGCTCCAGACCAGTAGATGTGGGTTCGATTCCTACTCGATTCGCCATTTTGTTATATTGAGTATGCAGAAAGCGTCACCACAAGACACTATTTGCAGTTACAGTATAACGTTATTCCGTTTCAAAGCGAATTACTGTAAATAATAACAATGAAAGTGACGTTGTAAATAACCTATGCATTTACAAAGATGTGCGGAGGGGTTTACAAAGACGTGGTCGTAAAGCTATACAGTTATTAAAAAGTGTAAAGAGTCAAGAAAATAAAGGAGATTGATTATGGGAATAAAGATAAGTAAGAAAAAATTTGTAGCCTATATTAAAAATGAAAAAAAAATATGGGATTTGAAAATTTCTAATTCGGATATAAATAGTTGGTTAGAAATGACTGGATTATCCGAAGAAGAACTTTTTTATATTTGGAGACATTATGGGACTCTTACCGTAAAATATATTGGGGATGGTGAATATGGAGAACATCCACAATAGCTCATCTGCCATGTGTAGAATTAGTAAGTAAGCACCAAAGGACAGTAAGCTAATGGAAATATATATTATTGATATCTGGCTCGAAATATAATAACGTTTCAGCAAACGTTGAAACGTCTTATAGAGTGAAAGTGTTAGAGAAATATGTATACATTAATATACGAAATCAATAATAGAAAACTAAAGAAACCTATCAAAGTCAAAATTACAAAATACTATACGATAGAAAGTGGGAAATTCTATGAAGAAGGAAATACTGAAAAAGAAGCAATCGAGAAATTTAAAGGTGCTGTTTTGGATATGTATGAAGATATGGATATAGAGTTATTCGACTAATTATTGTTGTCCTGTATAGAAAGCAACTTTAGTCGATTAGTGTCCTTCATAGGGGGACAAAGGAGGTAAATATGAATAGTGTAGGTATAGGAAAGGAACTCGAAACTAAAACTGTATTAAAGGTGACTAAAGAAACTTATAAAGACAGGAATATAAATTTTCGTCAATATGTTAAAAGTTTAATGTCGGCAATGTTAAGTAATCATGAATTTAAGACATTGAATTTGAGTTCGGGAATGTACGGTATAGACCTGAAGTTAATTATTGTTCCCGTAGAAATAAAGAATAAAATAGTAGTTCCAGAGAAGAAAAAGATAATAGTGGTGAAATGAAAGAGGGTGATTGGGGTTTATGGATCCAAGTAATTATGATTTTATAGCCCAGAAAATATAACATCGAGTTTACCGATAAGCAGTTGTTAGCGTTATGGTTGCTTAATCAAGAGTATACCAAAGAATTACTCTATGGCGGAGCTAAGGGTGGTGGCAAAAGTGTACTCTTGTGTCGGTATGCCTGGTTATATTGTGACATGATTATAGATAAATTTAATCTTCCACCACTAAAGAATCCCATACCAATAGGTTTTATGGGTAGAATGACGGGTGTAGATTTTGATGACACGACTTTGGAATCATGGAAAATGTTTGTTCCTGAAAATGTTTATACCATCAATTACAAGAATAAAGAAATCATTATGAATAAACGTTTAAAAATTCATTATGGCGGACTTGACAGCGAAAAAATAAAGAAGAAATTTAACTCCATGGAAATAGCCTTCTTCTGTCTTGATCAGGCAGAGGAAATAGAAGAAGATAAATTAACCGAACTTAAACTTGCTTGTAGAAGAACTATCAACGGACAGGCTCTTCCTTATAAATATGTTTATTCAGCTAATCCAAGAGATTGTTATTTAAAAAAAGCATTTGTTCTAAATAAGAATAAAGACGGAAGAATTTACTTGCCTGCTTTACCATCAGATAATGAATATTTACCAAAAGATTATGTAGGAAGAATGGAATATGTTTTAAGGAATAGACCAGCCTTATTGCAGGCTTATAGAGATGGATGTTGGGATGTAATGGCTGGTTCGGATCTGGTCGTTCAACTTGCCTGGATTGAAAGAGCTTACGAAACAAGACTCCATAACCCCGTAAGAAAGGTCATTACTTGTGATCCTGCACGTTTTGGAGATGATGAAACTGTAATCTATGGTCTAAAAAATACCGATATAGTAGATCATGATATATACGGACAAAGAGATGCAGATTATACCGCTAACCAAATTGAAAAGATGGCTCAAAGACTTAGACCTTCTGTAATTGTAATTGATATTATCAATGTAGGTTTGGCTGTAGCTGTTCTTTTAAGACAAAAAATTAAAATGTGGGATTGGAAATGTCTTCTCGTAGAATTTAACGGTGCTGAAAGACAGAAAGCAGGCGTTCCTGATGCTTTTTATAATAGACGGGCAGAAGCGACATGGCTTGCCGGAGAAATGTTTGGGGATAATGAAATACAACTAACCTTTAAAGATGAAGAACTTGAAAGAGACCTTAATGCTTATAAGTACGAATTTAAAGGAGACCAGTTAATAATCCAACCTAAGAAGGTAATGAAGTTAGCAAAAAATTTAGGTAAATCCCCGGATCATGGAGATGCGTACATAATGGGACTCTGGGCGTTGAGTTATGCCCGTGAAGAGTACGTAACCAAACATTACTTCAATAAACAAAAGACAAAAAGGCGCAGCTACATGACTGCTTAGAAACGAACTTGCTTGACAAGAAACTCCTTTTATGCTATACTATTTGCGAAGGAGGAAACATTATGTCTAATAGAAAAAAATATATGAAACAATGGAGAAAGGATAACTCCGAACACATAAAAGAATACGATAAAAAATGGAAAAAAGACAATCTCGAACATAGAAAAGAATATCAGGAGAAGTGGAATAAGGATAATTTAGAACATATAAAAAAGCGTCGGAGACAACGGTATTTAAAAGATCGTGAGAAAGAATTAAAACAAGCAAAACAATGGGCTAAAGACAATCCTGAAAGAATAAAAGAAATTCAACAGCAATATTATTATTCCAACCATGAAAGAGAAGTAGAACGAGTAAAGCAATATCGTAAAGATCATCTTGAGGAAAGAAAAGAATACGAAAAGCAATATAAGAAAAATCACACTAAAGAAATAAAACAACGTCGTAATGGAAAATTGCAATATGTTCAAGACTATAAATTATCAAAAGGTTGTCAAATTTGTGGCTATAATAAGAATCCAGGATTTTTGGGTTTTCATCATCCTAACGATGACAAAGAATTTAATGTTTCGTATGCCTGTGCTCAAGATTTGAGTCTAGAGAAAATCAAAGAAGAAATGGCAAAATGTATAATTCTTTGTGCTAATTGTCACACAAAATTACATTGGAAAGCAACAAAGAAAAATAATCTACCTTGATAAATTTTACTTGCTAATAGCAACTACCTTGACGAGCAAATTTATTCTTGATATACTACAAGAGGTGTATTATCGTAACTAAAATTGATAAAACTTTAGAAAAAATAAATAACCAATTAAGACATATATTTGAAGAAAATCCTGACTTTACTGGGAATATAACAATGGATTTCTGTCTCGGTGGTTTAACTGGTTTTAAGAAAATAGAAATAGTAATATACAAATAAGGGGGAACAATGTATAAAAAGATTTCTCATAAAAGGCTTTTGGAATTTGATGGTTACTATTTAATAATAGATTTATACCAATATATTTCTGTTCCTGATTATGGAGAATGGATTACATTTAGTCTTTAAAAGAACCACTCCAACTACGAATGTAGGCAAGGTGGTGATAACGGGTGCTATACCAAGTGTATAGTAACCCTGTCAGTCCGAGGGTGCTGTTTAAGTCCTAGGCAAACCCTTCATCGATTGCATCGCAGAGGTTTACTCGAAAAACGTTCCACCCCACTAATAAGAGACCCTGGTCTCTTCGAGAGATAGGTGGGGTGGTCAAAAAGAATAAATAATTAACAGAGACTGCTCAAAAGAAGTTCCTTTAATAGGAAACCACTCTTATGAAGCTCTAATGACCGAAAAGGTTGTTAGGGCTTCTTTTTTTTTGGAGGCGTAATGGATAAAACATCTAAAACGAATAGAGAAAGTAAATTAGCCGAATTCTGGCAAGACGCTAAAAAAGGTCATCGTATATGGCGACAAGAAGCTATCGAGAACTATGAGTTCGTATGCAACAACCAATGGACTCCTCACGAGAGAGCTTTATTGGCAGAAGAAGAGAAACCCTGTTTGACATTCAATCATATTTTACCTATCGTAAATCTTTTATCTGGAATGGAGAGACAAAATAGAGCTGATGTAAAAGCCTTTCCAAGAAAAGGTGGAGTAAGGATTATTGCGGATGCCTTTACATCCCTTACGAAACATTCCATTGATTTATGTCATGGTGAAACTGAACAATCCATGCAATTCGTGGATGGCATAATATCGGGAAAAGGTTGGTTAAAATCAGACATATCTTACAAGAAAGATAAGAAGAATGGCGATATTGTCGTAACAAGAAGATCCCCCTTTGATATGTACGGAGATCCCAATGCCGATAAATATGACTTAAATGAATCAGCAAAATACATTGTTGAATGTTACTGGGGAGACAAAGAACAAATCGAACTTCTTTGGGATGAACATAAGGAAGATATAGGGAAGTATATATCCGATCCTCAAGATGAAGATATGATGGATCGTACCGGTAAACTTGTAAAGCAATCAGACAAAGAGGATAGAGATCCTTCATTATACAATTATCGATTAAAAGAGATATGGTGGAAAAGTTATAAAAAACAATTATATCTCATAGATGGAGCTACAATGATTTTTACGCCTATCCACGATTCTCAAAAAGACGTAGCAAAAGTAGTTATAGAAAAAGAAACAAGATTGGCTGAAAGTCAAAATAGGCGACCAAGATATTCCATTGTAGAACATATAGACGAAGTCTTACACATAAGTACCATGTTGGGAGATATGGAATTAGAACATATTGAAGATCCCTATCATGGAATGACTTTATTTCCCATACAAAGATTTTGCCCTTACTGGTTTGACGGGGTTACTTTTGGAGTAGTCGAGGGACTTAAAGATCCACAAAAAGAAATAAATAAAAGATCTTCTCAGATGCTTCATATTCTTAATCATACAGCCAATACGGGTTGGATTGTTAATGAAAAAGAAGTAAATACTATAGATCTTTTGAAGGAAGAAGGTTCAAAGCCTGGAGTTATAGTTACATGGATGAACCATGATCCAAAGAAAATTGAACCAAATAGATTTCCTGAAGGACTTTTCATTCTAAAACAAGATGATGAAGCAAGTATGAAAAAGATTTCAGGTCTTAATCCGGACATTATGGGTCAAGGAGATAAAAGGACTGATTCAGGAATTGCTATCCTGCGAAGACAACGTCAGGGGGCAACGATTTCTGAACCGGTTTACGATAATTTTAGACTTTCTCAAAGGATTTTTGGAGAAACATTAATTGAAATGATTAGACATTCTCAAGTCTATTCGCCAGCCGAAGTTGCTCATATAATGCAAGACGAAAAACAAGAAATTGATATTGAACAACTTTATAAGGCAATGAAATCTTGGGCTGTTGGTCATTATGGATATAAGGTCGAGCAACAACCGAATATGCCGACTATAAGAATGGCTAATCTAGAAGTGTTAATGAATTTAGCAAATGCCGGTCTTCCCATACCTATAGATGTAATAATCGAAAATTCAGATATACCTAATAAAGAAGAAATTGTCCAAAGAGTTCGGGAGGAAGCGCAACGGGTTGCACAAGAAGAACAACAACAACCTGCAAGACAGACGAAAGGAAAGGCTTCTCAACCAAAATTACAATCGATGGTTGGGAAAGTATAAAAATACTAACTATTAGTTAGGGTAAAAAACTCCACTGGAAGGAATCCAGGATTACTCTTACTCCAGAGGTTAGGAAAGGAGAAAACACATGGATATTAAAGAAGGTAATGTTCAGGAAGAAAAAATCTACACCAAAAAAGAATACGAAGGGCTAATTAAGGATGTACAAGGTGAAAGATCAAATCGTCAACAAGCTCAATATGATTTGGATGCAAGCAGGAGAGAATTAGAGTCTCTAAAAAAAACTGTTGAAGAATTGAAAAATTCTAAACCAGTAGAGCTTGCTTCGGAGAAAATTCAGTTTGAAGGTAAAGACGAAGATTATGCAACCGTCAAAGAAGTCAAGACGGGATTCAAAAGTCTTGAAAAAGAAGCTACTGCCACATTTAGAAAGGCACAAGAAGCGGCGAAAGCTGCTGCTGATCAAGAAATAGCAAAAGAAAAATTTGATGAATCTTGTCGGGATGCAGAACTTAAATATTCCAAATTAGCATCTATTGGTTTAGATTATAGAACAGTTTACAATGCAGCAATCAAACGGATTGGTGGAAACAAGTATGAGCAAGCAGCTATTTTTCATTCTAAAAATCCAGGCGAAAGGCTCTATGCAGAAGGTTCTAAAGATCCTGAAATAAAAATGAAACTTGATTTAGAAGAAAATCAAGAACTCCTTAAATCTATGGAAACTCGCAAGGTAGACAAAGAGAGCTTAACGGGTGGTATCAAGATAAAGAGTGATGAATTCTACACACCACAAGAAGTCAAAAATATGACTCCGTTAGAAGCTAAAGATAATCTTCCCAAGATAGAGAAGTCGATGGCTCATTGGGAAGAACTTAGAAAACAAAAATAAGAAAGGAGTGAAATTTAATGCCACAGACAGGTATGTCATTCGGAAACGAAGAGATAAGAGACGCTGTCCCAATAATATTCGCTGCAAAAGTTTTAAAGGAAATTGATGACAAATTAGTTTTCGGTAAAATCGCAACAAAAGAATATGAAGGCGAAATAAGCAATGTTGGCGATAGAGTTGTTATCAGAGGACTCGGAGAAGTTACTATCAGAAAGTATGATCCTAAAGCTGCTAAAGCTGTCCCTGAAGATCCTATTCAGTACGAGACCCCTCAAGATTCAGCTATATTCTTGGATGTTGACCAGGCTTACTACTACGGTATAAGTATAGGCGACATCAAGAAAAAGCAATCTGACCTTAACCACATGACGAACTATGCTCAAAAAGCTGGTTACGGATTGGATGTAAAGGTTGATGCTTATATAGCTAGTCTTTACAACAAGGGTGTTGGAGGAGATGTAGCTTATGTCACAGATGCTAGCGTTGACGCTAAGACTGTTACTTCTGCTATTGGTGAATTATGGGATGCTTTAGAACTTGTCAATATTGATAGGAAATTTATAGTCCTCCCATCTTGGGTTATTTTAAGACTATTATATGCTGGAATCATTATGGCACAGGATTTAAAGGCTGAATTAAAGAACGGTTTCATAGGACGGGTACTGAACTTTGACATGTATCAGTCTAACAGATGTGCAGAAGTTGACGCTACCAGATGGCATCACGCCATTATGGCTGGAAGTTACGATTCAATAGCATTTGTACAGCAGATGATAGAAACTGAATCCGTTAGATTAACAAGCGATTTTGTTAGTGCTACCAGAGGTTTGCACGTTTGGGGATCTAGGGTTATTAAACCCAAAGAACTCTATTGGGCTGACTTACAGGGAGTCGCTGAAACGAATATTTAGTAATGTATAGGGGGAGATGTCTCCCCCTTTGAAATTTCAATGAAAGGAGGAATAAATAATGACTTACTATATAGATGTTCCTGAAACCAGTAATACGGACTTACTATTAGATGATAAAAAGGTTGTAACGGTCGTCCCTTCTGTCGCTTTAAAAACTTTCACCGACCAAATTATCACTTTTAGTGTTGCAGCTGGCGATGTTTACACTATGACTGCTTCTAATTTTTCCGCAGATTTATTTGCTGCTGGAGATCGGATAATTGTCAGAGGTTCAGTTGATACAAGTGGATTAATAAACAATGATGGTTTATATACTGTTCTCACCAATCCAGCAGGTTCTATTACTGTAAAAGAAATAGTTAAAGCAGTTGCTAGTGTTGGTACTGTATGTGTAGAAGAATATGATACATTCATACTCCATCCAACTAAAAGAACTGGACAAATTTGTGTCCTTATAGTATTAGGTGCTACCCCATCTGAAATGGATGTTAGTTTCGTACCTGGTGGATATTGGGCTTCTAAACCTTTAGTGAAAACAGCTGGAAAGAGCAATCTACCTGCATATCAAGGAGAAACTCTATTAGCAAACAAGACATATTTTGTTCAAGTAGAAACTGCACCATACTTACAGACAGAAGAAGAAGATTTATACACAGATGCAGTTACTACCATAGATAAAAAAGGAACAATGCTAATGAGATTATTTCCTAAGAAAAGCGAAGCATTAACTGTCGAAGTGGATGTAGCATTAGTTCAGTTAGCTTAAAGAAATGGAAATAGTAGGTCTCTGAATCCTTTTTAGTACCCCCTTTGAGGAGGATGAGGTCTGCTATTTCTATGTAAGGAGAGAGTTATGAAGTTTTTTAGTAAAAACAAAGATACCTTATCAGTCATAAGTAAAGTAGCAAAGAAACGAATTGCTTTATTTGTGAATGGAGAATTTGAGACTGATAACCTAGAACTAATTGAAAAGTTGAAACTGCATTTTAGATATGAGGAAAGTCCTAAAGTTATGTCTGGTTTAGCAGGTTTCTTAAAATTGAAAAAGGAAGCAATTTCAAAAGGGGTTTATAAAAAAGGAATGAAGAAAAAAGACATAGAAGAAATATTGAAAAATCTTAAATAAAAGAGGTGAAAAAAATGCAAAATAAAGTAAGATACTTATTTGCTGACAAAGAAACTCCAATTACTAAACCGATATATATTAAAACTATAAACTCAACTGTAATGGCCATTGGAAAGTCAGCCTTACACGTTACCAGTTCTGTACCAAGTACGAAATTTATTAGCATATATGCCGATATCACAGCAACTAGTGGTGATAATAGAGGGATTTATAATCGACTTTACTTTACCGTAACTAATTCTGGTGGTGGTGAATCTCTACGTTCCTATACTGAAATAGGAAAGAATGTTACTGTTGCAACTGCTCATGGAGCACATATATCTTTGGGAATGGGTGAAAGTACCGATATTGGTAAAATTACTGGACTTGGTGCAGCAGTAAGATGTACTCTTGGGATTCCGAATGGTGCTTTATTGGGTGGAACTTACGCTGCTTTAATGGCTGAAATCTACTCATTCGGTACTTTAAGTGATGCAAGTGGAGTCACGAGTTTATCAGTTTTACGAGCTGTTAATGATGGAGCAACTGCTGGGAAAGATATTGTTGACGATAAAGCAGTTTTAATCAGTCTAGCTGGATTTGCTTCAGCAACTGGTAGTTTAGTTTATACCCACGCTGTAACAACTCCTGGAGCTGCTACTGGTTCGCTTAAAATCTATATTGAAGGTGTTGGAAATAAATTTCTATATTATTGGGATACCGAAGGTGCTACTTAATAATTAAAAATCTTCGAGGGGTGGTATAGATAAACCCCTCAATCCTATGAAAGGGGGATAAATAAATGAGAAAACTTAAACTTGAAAATTACACAGTCTCACTTAGAAATGAACAAGGAAAACTCAATGACATACCTTATGATTTTAAGGATGCGATTATCAATTTAATGTTTCACCCTAATTTAAGATTATCAGGCACTAAACTTTTAGAAACTAATATTATAGCTGAAAAGATTATGGAAGCTGATAAAGAAATAATACTTGAAGAAGAAGAATACAACAAAGTTAAAAGTGCTATAGATAGTTTTAATGGCTTTACCAGAAACGAAGTTGAATTAGTCAAAAGAGTTTCAGAATGTCCGAAAATTGATGTTAAGGAAAAGAAATAAGAAGGGAAAGAAATGACAATACTAAAAGCGGAACTTATTGCAGTAGTTAATAAAACTTTAAATAGGGGATATGCTACTGACGGAACAGCGTTAGATGAAAAGATTACTTCTGTATTGAAAGACCTTTCTCAATTAGGAAATTTCTTACAGGATGAATTCAAAAGAGAAACGATTGCTGATCCTATTACAGATTATTATAGTTTACCTGATAATTTCAAAGATTTATTATTTGTTGGAATGAAAAGTCATGATGACACTATAATATACAAACCATTAGTATATGAGAGATTTGAAATGTATCAGAGGAATATCTACTACTCCTCAACTCCGGGAACTCCCACACGTTATACCTGGCAAAGTGGATATATGTATCCGAGACCAATCCCAGATGCTATTTATAATATGTACTTGTGGTATTCATACTATCATTCTGAAACATTCGTAATAGAAGAGGAAACGGTTAAAGCCTGTGATAACATCCTCTTTACTGATATCTACCGAAAAGCTATCGAAATGGGACTTTGTTATGAAGTGGCTTTAGGACTTACTTTAGATAATGATGCTAAAAAGTTTAAAGCTCTTTATTTTGAACAGGTAAGTATCCGAAAAGCTAATTTAAAAGAACCAATAAAAATCGCAGCCTATCGGGATGGATTTTAATGAAAACATTAGTCTTAATATTACTTTTAATAGCTTTGACAGGTTGTGGAATACTTAACGGTTTTATAATGCCTGATGACCCTGAATTTCTTGCTGTGGTAGAAAGTTTAGATACACCAGCGAAGATTTGCGAGTATATGAAGGAGAATTTCGAGTATGAATATCACATGCTTGGGACTGACCCTTATACACTTTGGAAAACACGAAAAGGCGATTGTAGTGATCTTGCTCAATTTGCAGGATTTATAGCGAACTATCATGGGTATGAAACCTATAAGATAAACATATATTTTAAAAATGCTCTGGTAGGACACGCTTTGGCAGTTTATAAGGAAAATGGTAAATATACTTATTCAAGTAATAAAAATTATCATCCAATAGGTGTGGACACTTTTGAAGAAATTGTATCAGATTACATCGATAAATACGGTGGGGAATTATTTTATTTTAAGGTTGTGAGTAATGGATAAACAGACTTTCGGTATCTTTAATATTCAAAATGAATTAGTAAAGAACATCCCAAAAATACTACTTAATAAAGTTTTATTACCTGATTCGGAAAATGTCTTACTGAAAGACGGAAAGATAATTCGTAGAAAGATGCGAGAGAAAGACTTACTTACCGCCGAAGGAGTAAAAGTCCAAACTCCGGATGGAAATCCTATTATTCATTATCATAAATTTATAAAACGTTCAACAGGAACACAATATTTACTTGCCTTCACAAAAGCACATATTTATCATTGGAATTTTCCAAGTCTCGACTTAAAGTGGACTAATCATAATATAACTGCAACTACTATCGCTTTTAACGATAATGGTGCAAGTGCCGATACTATAACTGACTCTGGAGCAGGTTTTGTTACTGCTGGATTTGTAGACGGAGATAAAATCACAGTTACAGGTGATAGTGAGAATAACGGAGAGTATACCATTGATACAGTTGTTGCAGCGACCATTACCCTTATTGCCACAGATGTATTAACCACAGAGATAGCAGGAGATTCAGTTACTATCGTTGCTAATTGCGATAATTGGGAAACGGAGAGTTACAACGATAAGGTCATTGCAACTAATGGTATAGATTTTGTTTTGGCTTGGGATACAACCGGGAATTTTGTAGCTTTAGATGAGACGACTGGTATCGAATACGATACAGGGAAATTTTTAACTAAATGCAAATATTTAATTACTTATGAGAGTTATCTAATCTTGGGACACACCTATGAAGATGGCACGTGGTATCCCCAGAGAATGCGTTGGAACTCTATCGGAGAAGAGGCAAACTGGCTAACGGGAACTAAAGGAAGCACAGAAGTAGGAAAAGCCGATTTCATTACTGGTTTCGGTTTGTATCGAGGATATCTAATTGTCTTTAAGCAAACGAGTCATTTTAAATATTGGTTAGTTGCTTCTACCTACATATTCAACGGAGCATTTATTTCAATGACAGTAGGTTGTCAATGTGGTGGTTCGATTGTTAATGACAATAAAGGAAGATTGTATTGGTATGCTTCTGACGGAACGATTAAAGAAATGTCAGTAGGAACTATCTCTCAACCTATTCAGACAGAAATTATAGATAAAATTTATCAAAGTTCCATAGACCTTATTAAGAGTAAATTTATTGATGAAACAGAGGAAACTTGTTGGAGTATTCCATTCGGGAATGCTCTAAATAATAAAATAGTAACCCTTAAAGAAGATGAACAAGGAAACAGAATATGGGGACAAATAGATTTGGCTATCCCAGCGTTTGGCGAATACTATGAGGCTTAATTTTCGATTTTATTCATATTGTAGTCATAGACTTCACACTATCCTTTAATAAAAATAGTAGTTCCCGAAGCGGAATCAAAATAACCTGATACACTAAAAGTTTGTGTCCAATTTCCACTTCCAGAGATACCATTAACAATAGTACCTTCAAAATAAATTATAGTGGATACGGTTCTACCATAGATATTGATGTAGCTGCCACTAATATTTGCAGTAATAATAGGATTGTTAAATGTTCCGTAACCTGTGTTCCAGTTGATATATTCTGAACCGACAATATGACAACCATAAATAGTAAGTGAACCAGAACTATCAGCAATATTGCATTTTGAAGTTGTAACTGCACCAACATCAAAAAATGGCGTAGTAGTTGTTGTGGTGGTATTGGTCATTGTCCAATTACCAGATAAATTAGTTGATGGTGTAGTAACTCCACCACAACCTGATAAAAAGATAGTAAAAATTAGAAATAAAATGAAAATTTTGAGAATTTTACTCAAAACGATTTTCATACTAACCACCTCCATAATTGAAGATAGCACAAAATTGAGAAAAAGTCAATAAGAAAGGAAATAATAAATGGCAGAAGATTTAATTTTAAGACCAAATGCTACGGGAGATTATTCACAAGGCAGTCCTTCGGGATACGATAAAGTTGATGAAGTAACTCCCGATGAAGATTCTACTTATGTTCAAGCCACAGGTAGTGATACTGGGGTAACAGCCAAAGAACTTTATAATTTACCTAATCCTGAAGTAGGTGGTTCTATTAATAGCGTAACTTTATATGTTAGAGGTAGAATCGGTGCGACAAGTCAGAATAATTTTTCTCATTGTTACGGTGCGGCAAAAATAAATGGTACATATTATTGGACGGATTTATTAGACCCACACGCCCTAACTTACGCAACACAATCAAAAGTTTGGACTCTTAATCCTACAACAGGTATTGCTTGGACTTGGAGTGATATAAACCAATTACAGGTTGGAGTAAGGCTTTATGCTTGGAATGGTGGTGTTTCTGGAACTTTTTATGCACGTTGCACTCAAGTCTATGTGGTAGTAAATTACAATCCACTATATGCTCCTACCGTTACCACTACTTCACCAATCGAAGATATATTATCAACTACTGCCACAGGGAGAGGAAACATAACCGCTACAGGTGGTGCAAATGCCACTCGTAGAGGTTTTTGTTACATGGTAGGGACTTCTGGCGACCCTACTATAGCGAATAGTGTAGCATATACTGATGGTTCATTCGGAATAGGTGTATACACTAAAGGACTTACAGGATTATCTCCAGGTATAACTTATAGGGTCAGGGCTTATGCAGTAAATTCAGCGGGAGTGGGATACGGCACTACTGTCCAATTTACCACCCTTACAGCAGCTCCCACTGTTACCACTCAAGACCCTACTCCTGCTTACATCCTGACAACTTCAGTAAGAGGAAATGGAACTATTACAGCCACTGGTGGGGAAGATTGTTCTGAACGTGGTTTTCAATATGGTTTAACTCAAACTCCCACCTGGACGAAGAAAGTAACAGAAGGCGGATATGTAGCAGGGGCATTTTACTTAACGATAAATGGTTTACAACCAAATACCGAATACTGGTATAGGGCTTTTGCTAAAAATACGGTAGACCCTTATTACGGTTACGGTGCATGGGTAAAATTTCAAACTGCTGCTGCCGGAACTACACCGACAGGAACGAAGATAAGTATATGTTCTGATTATTCAGGTTATACATATATATTAAATGAATCTTTAACAGATGACGGAAATACTTACAAATCTCACTTTACAATTTCTACCGACCTGGCAGATAAACAAGGACTTCATTCTAAGAAAAGACTTGAGGATTTATATTCATATTTTGAAAAGAAAGATGGAACATGCAAAATCTATATCAAAAGAGACTCCGAAACAACCTGGCAATATTGTGGTGAGATTTCTATGACTGGGGAAGATGATATTGTAGTGCCTCATCTTCCAAGTGAAAATCAGGATAGTAGCGGAGATGTGGATTGGTTAGCGAAGCATTTTCTTATAAGATTTGAATTTGAAAATGATTTCAGTTTTATAGGACTTATAACTGAGGCTGTTCCGATCGGAGTGAGATAATGCCAGAACAATTAAAAACACCGCCAAGTTTATTTCTACCGGATATAGAAAATGTAGAAGACGAAAAAATAAAAAGAATATTTGAGGAATATAACAAAGCTATAGAAGAATTTGTAACTGCTGTATATTCGGATATTACTCGTCTTCACGAAAGAACAGAAGCACTTGAATAGACTATATCAAAGAGAACTAAAATGTTGTAACTATCGTTGTCCTCTCTGGGTTGATGATAGAACAACCTGGAGTCAAGAAATGTTTTGTCTAAAATCAAAACGCAAAATTGAAAAAGATGATAAGCCATTTCCATTATGGTGTAAATTAGAGGAGGTAAAAAATGGAAAGAATAATTAATGAAATTTACTTTGCTTCTACTTACGAAGAGTTTATGGAGATATGCAGTAAGTTAAAAGAAGTAAAAGATTGTGAATTAACAGAAGAGAAATTATTTAATTATATGTATGAAGGTTTGCGAACCAAAAGAACTTTTTCTTTTGTTAGTTATGACGGTGAAATGAACGGTTGTCTTGTGCTGACCGTAGGAAAGAATTTAATCGATGATTTAGCTGTGTATGTGATTTTCATTTGGATAGACAAACACTATCCTAAATTATGGTTAAAATATATGAAATTTACAGAAGATGTTGCGAGAGCATTTAAGGCAAAAAAAATAATCGGCAGTACCAAAAGAAATGCCGAAGCTATTGATAGAAAATTAGAGAAATATGGTTATAAGGTAACTTATAACATAATCGAAAAGGAAATTAATTAATGCCCGCTAAAGAATATCTAAAAAATATAATAAAATTTTGAAAGGAGTTGAATAGAAGATGCCAGGAAAACAAGTGAAAGACCCAGAACCAGAACTACTTACAACTGAATACTCCGATGAGGCGTTAGCAGGTTTAGAAGAATTAGCTTATGGGGAATTACCAACCTTACCGACAGTTGATTTGCCAGGGATATCAGGTCAGGAAAGTCAATTACTGAATATGGGAATGGGTTTAATCGAGAATATGATGAGTGGACAAATGCCAGAAGCCTTCACTTTGGGAATGGAAAAAATCAAGAGTGTATTAGCTGGAGAGTATGATCCCACAAAAGGTGATTATTATAAGGGATTAAAAGAAGAAGCTGGGGTTCTGACAGAAGAAGGAATAAGTGGAATTAGACAGGCAGGTCAATTAGGTGGAATGCTTTACTCTGAACCCAGAATAGGTGAAGAGAGTAGATTACGTGGTCAGATAGGGACTGGTCTAACTAAAGAATTGGGTCGGTTATTTGAATCAAACATCAACAGGGAAGCGAGTATGATACCACAATTATTAAACTATTCAGGACAAGAGATTGGTAAGCAGGGAATGGCTATGTCGGGAATATCAAGTTTAGCTCCATTAGCAGGAAAGAGTGGAGATATAGCCAGAGAACAAGAGATGATAAATCAAAGGATAGGAAGTCAACAAGCAATGCTTCCTTATGTTGCTCAAGCCCCAATAATGGAATCTCTTGCTAATTGGGGGACTTGGAGTCAACCAACGAGTCATTATCAACCTGGATTACTTGATTATGCTCTACCGATTGCAGGAGCAGGTATAGGTAAATAAGAGGAGATGATTTTGATATGCAAGTTTTAAACTTTCCGAGTCCTTATCGTCAGGGAGAAGCTCCTTATGATATTTTTAAGGACAGAATGGCAGCCATCACCCAGATAGTACAGGGGATTAAGGGAAGAATTTTAAATAAATATACCAAAGGTTTACTTGACACAACTATAGACCAAATTAATAAATCACTTACTCAAGACCAAGCGACCGAAACAATTAATTTATTAAATGCAGACCCAGGAGAAGATATCTATCCCGATGAAGAAAAATTAAATACAATGGCAGGTCAATTTGTAGATACCTTTAATGTGATGGGAAAGTTAGCACAAAAAGAGTCAACAATGGGAGGTATGCGTTCTATGCAGGGTATTCCTCCTACTCAAGGTATGCCTCCAACTTCAGAAGTAATGTTACCTAAAGGTGATAAAGCTCAACTCTTAAACGCAATAATGAGTATGCCTGAAGGACAGATGGACTTTGCACCTATTTTAAATTATATGAAAGAAAATAGACCCAAAATGATGGGGTCTTTCTCTCCTATGGAAGAGTGGGCTTTGAATCAGGCTATGGGACAAATCGGTGATCAAAAGGAAGAATTAGGTAAGGGTTTAGATTTAGCTAAAAAATATTCTGAATTTTTTAAAGAACCACAGAAAGCAAGAATAACCAATGAAATAGAATTTGCACGAGAAGACCCTGAAGGATATAGGAATTTCTTACAACAAAAAGAAACTCTTGATATTACTACAAAAGAAAAAGATACACAAATGTATATCGGAATGTATAACAGAGAAGAGATTAGTAGAGATGAACTCATGAAACTATTAGGAGGTTATGTTGCAGAGGAAAAATTATCTGATTTTGAAAAGAAATGGAATATGTTCATAAAGGTATATGAAGATAATAACATGGAAATTCCATTAGATAATGCACTAAAAATATTAGGTGCTTATGTAGGTGAAGAAGGAACTGGGGGATTGAAAGCACCTACTTATACTACTGCTGAAAATATAGAAAAAGGATTTATGGAAAAGGTAGAAACGGTTCAAGACTTTGGAAGTGAATTAAAGAGACTACAAGGATTAGGTATTGACACTAAAACATTTGAGACCACAGAATATTTTGCTGGATTAATGGAAAAGAAATATGAAGAAGCGTTAAGCGTTATTCAGTATTGTACACAAGGAATACAGTCTGGTGAAGAAGCTGATAAAGATGGACTTAACTATAGAGATACTTATAAAGAATGGTGGGAAAAAGCCAATAACTACGACCAGCAATATTTCAATATAACTAGTAAGCGTTTATTGACGGGGGAATAAATGAATATTTGGGAATTTTTAGATGTTAAAGAAGAAAAAAAAGAACAAAAAGTAGACAAACAGGTTTCAGGTGGGGGTGGTAGTGCAGGAGCATTAACCGAAGAGAAAGAAGAAGAAAATCCATTAGATGTCTTGAATGAATCTATCGAAAAGAACTACAAGGAATATCTTAAACTTGAAAAAACTCTTACCGAATTTGACACTACTTTATCTGAAATACCTCTCGCTATACAACCTACTATCATCGCTAATTATAATAAAGGAGTTAATAAGTTTAATTCCTTAATTAATACATTACAAACAGACATCGGCAAAAGAGATCAGATTATGTCTCTTCAAAAACAAGAATTTGAAAAAGAGAAACTTGCAACCGAACAAAAGATGAGTCCACTTACCCAAAATCTTTTAAGTGGACGTGTTTCTAAAGCAAAAGAAAGTGATATAAAAGACATAGCTGATGCCTTTAAATTGGGTGGAAGTAGAATTATACAACAAAGCAAAGATTATTTTACAAGTGCTTTACCTAATATGATTTTTGCACCCCTCAAATCTAATCAATTATATGGAGTAAATATAACTGACGAACAAAAAGAGAAAATAAATGCTGATAATAAAAAGAAGTTAGAAAAATATGATGGAGCATACCTCAGAAGTCAAGAAAATTATTACAAATGGTTAGAAGATAACCCTCAATTACAACCCCGTAAAGAATGGGCAGAGGGAGTTATCGCAAGTGTTAAGAAAGACCCCTGGATTCTAACTGATCCTGCTTATTGGGGTTATGTAGCGGCAGATAGTGCAGCTTTTACTATAGGTGTAATGGGAACTGCTTACGGTGTTACCGCTGCAACGGGTAATCCCTTACTTGGTATGGCAGCAGGTGTAGTTGTAGCAACGCCCATGCAAACTCAAGACCTTTATGAAGATTTAATCGCAAGTGGTGCAACCCCTGAACAGGCAGCGAGATTATCTGCTCCCGTTGGTGCATTAATTGCTTCTGTCGAAGTCATGGGAGATTTACCTATTCTTGCTTCTATATCTAAACCATTTAAAAAAATGTTATTTGGAAAGGTAAAAAAGACGGTAGCAAATAAAGTAGCTGCTTATTTACTTAAAAATCCTATCACAACTTTCGCTACGATTGAAGCATCGGAAACATTGGAAGAGATAGTACAGGCTGGTCTTCAAGATGCCTGTGTTATGACTGTAGATGAAAATAGAAAATTCTTAGGAGATTTAGCGGAAATTGCAGTAGCGACCCCCATGGCAACTCTTCCTTTTGCATTATTCGGAGTAAGTGCGGATATAAACACACAGAATAAAGTAAAAGCTCAAGTCAAGACTCAAATAGACAAACTCATAAATGATAGAAATTTCAGAGATGCTGTAAGAATACAATTAGAAGAACAGGGTTTTATTCCAAGAATGGAAGCAGAAGCTTTCGCTTATAAAGCAGAAGAAGAACCTACACCTAAAGTAGAACCCAAAGAACCTTCTGAAATTGAGTTTATAGAGAATATAAAGAAAGATTTAGAAAGACGTGCAGAAAAAATAGAACAACCTCATTTAGATGAATTAAATAAAATTAATAAGCAATTATTAAATATTAATGTAGTAATTGACCAAGGTGTATGGTTTGAAAGTCAAAACAAGGCAACCCCAAAAGATATAGCACTTATGAAGGAAGAATTGCCTAAAGTAGAAAAAAAGAAATTAGATATTGAAAATCAACTAAAAGAAATTGAAAAAGAAAATAAAAAATATAATAAGGAACAAATATCTAAAGTAAAAGAAGAACTAAAGACAAAACCCAAACCCCCCACCACACTAGAAGAACTCGAAGCTAAACGTGAGGTTTTACGTGAACATGGAGTGAAAGAGGAATTACTTACTGATGAATTTGTTAAGAAAGCCAAGATTACTGAACTACCCAAAGCTGATGTTACACAAGAAACTGTAAGTGAAAAAACTATTAAGAAATTAGAAGCATTAATTGGTAAAGAAACTACACCAAAAGAAGTATTGAAGAAAATTGAAGAGAAGATTGCACCGAAAGAGGAATTGAAGGCAGAAGTTAAAGAACCAATAATAACGGGGACATTAGAAGGATTAAAAAATGCTATTAAAAATGCTGATGATATACTTGCAGATAAAAAAAATCTCAATGTTCCACGAATAGAAGCTGCTATAGAATATTTAAAGGATAGTATAGTTAATGTTGCACCTACACCAAAACTTATTGGAAGTTATACATATACTTTATCCGCATTAGAAGACGCTAAAGATAAATTATTAGTATTAGAAGAAGGGAAAATAAAAACAAAGCCCAAAGAACCTACTGTACCCAAAGAGCTTGAAGGGCTGGTAGAGGAAGCGAAACCAAACGTTATATATAGCGGAGAAGGTGTGTCTTTATTAACTGACAAAGATAAAAAACTTATCCCTGAAAAAAGTTTACCAAAAAGTATTGTTTTTCGTGGAGTGAATAGTCGTGAATTTTCTAATATTATAGAAACAGGGAAAATTGAATCTGCACAAGAATATAACTTAACAGGGGAAGAAGGAAGAACACTATTTGCTGATAATTATGAAACAGCGAAACATTATGCAAGTGGATTTTTACCAAGTAAATATCGTGATGAGTTCTTTAAACAAGGAGAAATTAATTATGTCTTAGAAATTATAAATAGTCCAGAGACAGGATTAGGGAAAAACAAAGAGAAATTGCACGACCCTACATCAAGAAATCTTAGTAGTGATTATGCAACAACAGAAGATATTTCAATAAACAACATAAAATCAATCACTGAATTAAAAGCAGATTCAGAAGGGAATGTAGTTGAACGTAAATTGCCATTACCTGAAATAGAAGCAATATTAGGTTCTTCGTATAAACCGATTACAGAGGAGGCAAAAGAATATAAAATACGTCTCCTTAAAGATAAAAAAGGAAAAATCTGGTATGAAGAACTTGGAGATAAAGGCGAACCAACTGGATTATTTAGAAATAGTGATGGGGATGGTATAAATTATAATAGAATGTTGCCAGAACAAATAGAGAGAACATTTGAAAAAGGTATGAAAACTGTAACTATTGCCACCCAAGCAACTACCGAAAAAGCGAAGGTTGAAAAGGTTTCTCCTGCGAAACAAGTAGAAGAACCACCCAAAGAAGTGGCATTAGAAGAAGAACCTGAATTTCCCAAAGATGTGAAGATTAAAGATGTCTACACCGAAGGAGAAGAATTAACTCCTAAACAAGTAAAGGGTAAAGTCAGAGAAGTTACAGGACAGACCAAAGGCGAGAAGATAGAACTTTACG